CAACAGACATCCACGAAACTGATACAGTCATTGCGGCTGTAACGACAAAAGCGTTTCCAAAGAAACTTAAAAATCAATTTTTTGCAGAAAATGAATCTTTGTATCGTTCTGATAAAAAAGAATATCGAGCAAAATTTAAAGAATTTGCATATTCAATTGATTTCCCATATGACGCAAGAGCAATAGCGCAAGAATTTGGTTCTGCCCATAACGCGGCACATCCATTCTTGCGTCCAGCAATGGAAAGCCAAGCCCCACAAACCGCAAAAAGGCTTGGCGAAATTATCGGTAGGCGGTTACTTCAATACAAGGCAAAACAGAAATGACAAAGTTCGCAAATGCGTTTGGTGAAAAATACCAAGCCAATAAAAAGAATTTATTGACCCGTTCATTTGAACTTGGCGGTCATACATTTAAAGTCCGTATTCCATTGGTTTCAGAATCAGATGAAATTTATAAAAAAGTTGCTGAACCTGATGACGATACTGTGCAAAAAATCTACGTAGAAATTACTTCTTCATTGCGTCAATTTGAAACAACGCAAACTGAAGAATTTAAATTTACGGATAACGATGTAATTGTTGACGGACGTTCCATGCGTGACGCGGCTAAGAACAAAGCCATTACGGAAGCGCGTATTACTGAATTTTTCAAATTGCTTGTTCCTGAATTGGAAGGTGCAAGCCTAGAAAATTTGACGTATGCCGATATCGAGGAAGAATTCCCGTTGCCTGTGCAAATGCAAATTGTAGAAAAGATTGCGGAAGTTATTAGCCCCACATATAAGGAAGCGCGGGGAAACTAATACGCTCGTTGAAAAGCCAATGTCAAGCGGCAATGATTTTCAACGGGCATACTTTAGAAACAATACAAGACATTGATGATGTAACCATGGCAAACATCCAAACGATGTATGCCGATGGACTGGTTGGGAATTACGGACTGTTGACGCAATTAGCAACGCTGACAAACGGCGTGTTTAACTATATGCGACCATCAAACGCACCTCCGTATAAACTAGCCAATGTTCTAGGTAATGCGTATGATTACATCTATCCACCATTGCCTGACAGTGATAAACAAACGGCTGTAAACGATAGCCTTTTAATGTTTATGACACAGGCGCAGGGGTTTGATAAAAAATTGTTTGAGGTAAAACATGGCTAATATGATTGCCCGCCTTGGCGTTGTTCTAGGCTTAGATTCTGCGGAATTCAGCCGAGGTTTAGATGCCGCTGGCAAAAAACTAGAACAATTTAGCCAATCAGCAGAAAAATTTGGAAAAATTGGTGCTACGGCTTTGGTTGCCGCCAGTGCCGCCGCCATTAAATATGCTGACGAACTGGCAGACGTTGCTGATGCCAACGAAGTTGCCATTGGTACAGTATTGCAATTGTCCAATGCGCTTGCCGCTTCAGGTGGTCAAGCAGATAACGCCGGCAAAATGCTGTCTGCGTTTACCAAGTTTATTGACGAAGCCGCTGGTGGTTCAGACAAGGCACAAAAAACTGCCATTGCTTTGGGCGTTAGTTTAAAAGATTTAGGCAAATTGTCCCAAGAGGAATTGCTTAATAAACTGATTGCTAATTTAGCAAAAATTGAAGACCCAATTACACGTAACGCCAAGGCAATGGAAATATTTTCCAAAGCCGCAAAAGGCGTGGACATGGTTGGGTTTGCTGACAAAGTTTCTACAACCAACCCATTAATTGCCGAACAAGAAAAAGCAATTAAAGACGCGGCAGAAACTTATGATTTATTGGCAAAAACATCCCGCGATGTAATGCTTACATTGGCTACGCAACTGGGTCCTGTTTTAAAACTAAGCATTGATTACATTAAAGAACTTGCTGGCGAAACAAACATATTAGGTCAAGTATTTAAAACTGTATTCCAATCCGTTGCTGTTGCGGCGGCAAACGTTGCATTTGTTATTGAAGGCATCGTTGCACAATTCCAAACAACAATATCAATTTTTAAATCATTAATTCCGGGAACGGAAGCCGAAACCACAGGGCTTATGTCCCGTAGTGCGTTGGAAGCAAAAATCCGAAGGGATAAATTAGATTTTTTCTACGCTCAGGTAATGGGTGAAACAGTTGGGCGTAATCCCAATGACCCACGCCGTACAGATTATTTAAAATCCAAATCGGAAACTGGCGGTGGTCGAGCCGTTGCTGAATCCAAAGAAGCAGAAGCGGCTAGAAAACGTCAAATGCAGATTTACGCACAAGGCGCGGCAAATGCTCAAAAAGCGGCTGAAGAAGATGCCAAAGCGCGTGCTGAATTCTTTGCAAGTTATGAAAAAGGAAACGCCGCTGTTGCTGAACGTCAACGTTTAATGGGCATTGCGCTTGATAACGAAAAAGAAATGATGTTGTTGGAAATGAAAGCAACAGGCATGCGCCAAGAAGATTTCACATTGGAACGGGAACGTTTGCAAATTCGACAGCAATTGGCGGCTAATTTAGAAGAATTGGATAACCGCAGGGATTTAACTGCAACAGCCCGAGCCGAAGCCGAAGCGCGTGAAGTTGAATTGGCAAACAAAGCATTGGCAATTGCGCATCAGCGTTACCAATTAACATTGCAAACTCGCCAAGGTTCATACGAAGAAGGCTTTGCAAAAAGTGCAATGCGTTTCATACGCGACATGCCAACCGAATTAGAACAAGGTGCAAAAGCATTTGATTCATTAATGGGCAACATGGAATCAGCAATTGACCGCTTTGTTAGAACAGGCAAGATTGGTTTTAAAGACCTTGCCAAAAGCATCATTCAAGACATGATTGCTATTCAAATGAAAGCGGCGGCATCTAATTTTTTAAGTGCCATGTTTGGTTCAATGTTTGGCATGCGTGCAAACCCGTATCAGCCAGCCGCAATGACAGGCGTTCCGGGTTACGCGGATGGTGGTTCACCTGCCGTTGGACAACCAAGCATTGTTGGTGAACGTGGTCCTGAATTGTTTGTGCCACGTACAGCGGGAAGCATTATTCCAAACCATGCATTATCTGGAATGGGCGGCACAACCAACGTAACAAACAATTACATTAATGCTATTGACACCAAGTCGTTTGAAGAAAGATTGCTTGGAAGCCCTAATGCGGTTTGGGCGGCAAATCAATACGCCGGTAAATCATTGGCAGTGAATCGAGGTCGAGCATGAGTTTCCAAACCATCTTTGAAATACAGCAATCCATGACGGTGAATAATCGCCGTACTGTTGGACAACAAGTGGCGCGTTCTGGATTTATTACAGTTGCGCAATACCTGACCGCAGTGCCTTGGGTGTTCACAATCCAACCACATGCGTATTTGTATTACCCACAAGTTCGTGACGTTATCCAAAGCATTGACAATTTGGACAGGCAATTGCCCGAAACTATTACGTTCAATAGTTCCAATTTATCTTGGTTTACCGAAATGCGCGGTACGGCTACGGCGGCTACTTTAAATGGTGCGCCTGTTGCTAACACACAAACACTTGCGTTAACGTCCAATGGAACATTCAAGGCGGGTGATTTCATTATGGTTAGTGGTTACACGTACAAAGTAACTGCTGACAGTGCGGGTTCATCCGTAAGCATTAATCGTCCCTTGATTGGTACACCCGCATCAGGAACAACTGTTTACATTGGCAATGCTTGCACGTTTACAGTTGTTGCTGAATCATGCCCAACATATACACTTAACCCAATGACGGATGGTGCGTTTGTTCAATGGGATGCGCCATTTGTTTTCCGTGAGTACATAACATGACAACCATAAACGCCGTAACAGGCTCACAAATCAATCATGCAGAATTTGTAAAATTGACTGTTGGAACAGCCGGAACGATTTACACGTTTTGCAATGCCGCCGCACCCATTACAGTGGGTGGAATTACGTTTACAAATCTTGGTGCTTTGCTTAATGTTGGTGACGTACAGCGCGATATTAAGGCAACGTCTGATGACATGACCATTGCGTTAACAGGCATTTCATCTACAAACATTGCGCTTATTTTGTCAAACGACATTAAAGGCTCATTGGTGGAAGTGTGGCGTGGTTTCTTTGATTCCAACAACCAAATTATCACAACGCCAACAACGCAGTTTTTTAAACGCTATCAAGGCATTATTAACAGCGTTTCCATTACCGAAGATTTCAATACGGAAATGCGTACACGCGTGGCAACATGTTCAATTTCATGTTCGTCCATGCGCCGTGTTTTAGAAAACAGATTGTCAGGCGTAAAAACAAATAAAAGCAATTGGCAATTTATTTACGGCACAAGCGAAACATCAATGGACAGGGTATCTGAAATATCCAATACGTTCTTTGATTTTGGTTCGCCTCCCAAAACACAAACACAAGCAAGCGAAACTACTGTAACAATGGATGGCGGTGGTGATGGCGGTGGTAATGGCGGCGATTAAAAATGATAAGACAAGCAACAAGATACGACATTCCAAGATTGTTAGAAATTGTGGAGGCATATGCGTATGAGAACCCAATTAAAAAACTTGGTGAATCGCATAACCATTTCCCCCGTTATGTTGAAGAACTATTGTTTAGCATCATTCAAGGTCGCGGGTTTATTTTTGTGGACACGCATCTTAGAGGTGCAATCGTGGCTTATAAAAGTTCTAACATTTGGTCACCCAAAGTAAAAGAATTAAATGAATTGCTATGGTGGGTTGAACCCGAACATCGCAATGGAACAGTTGGTGGTCGGCTTTGGAAAGCGTTTGATGAACGTGCCAATGCCATGTTAAAAATGGGCGAAGTGGATTTGGTTTTAACCTCAATTTCGGCAAACGGTCCATTGATTGATTACACGCGCAGGGGTTATAAACCAGTTGGCGCAACTTTCGTTAGGGAATAAAAATGGTTTCGACACTCATTGCGGCTGGCGCAAATTATTTGGTAACAACGTTTGGAATTAGCGTTACAGCGGCTACGTTTGCCGTTAGTTTTGCATTGTCACAAGTTGTTTCTCGCATATTTGCTGAGAACCCAGAAACACAGCAAGACATGGGTGTACGCCAACAAGTGCCACCCAGTGCGGTTAACGCTATACCCGTGGTGTACGGTGATGCTTATATGGGCGGCACGTTTGTGGACGCGGTATTAACCACAGACCAAAAGACAATGTATTACGTCTTGGCAATTTCAAGCATTAGCCAAGCCAACGCCACATTGGGAACAAGCGCGGGTGTGTTTAATTTTGGCACAACCAAGATGTACTACGGCGACCGATTAATCACGTTTGATGGAACTGATTTAACCAAGGTGGTTAGCCTAACAGACGAAGCGGGTAACGTTGATACAAAAATTAGTGGTAATTTGTACATTAATCTTTATACATCATCAAACGCGGGTGTTATTACGTCTGCAAATGGCGCGTCTGCACCAAGTACCGTTATGGGCGGTTCAGACATTGCTGTTGCGCAAAGATGGCCTTCGTCTAACAGGCAAATGAACAATTTGGCTTTTGCCATTGTCAAACTTGTTTATAACCGCGATGCAGACACTACCCAATTGCAACCAATTACGTTTAACGTAAGCCATTATCCCAATGGTGCAAGCGTTGCAAAACCCGGTGACGTTTGGTTGGATTACATTACAAACAAATCTTATGGCGGTGCAGTTGGATGGTTGCCTGATGGTTCTTTTACTGCCGCGTATGTTGACACAACGTGCGTGACTACATTAAACGCGTATTCAGACGCAACAATTACCTACACACCATCTGGCGGTGGTTCACCCGTTACGCAAGCGCGTTACCGCATTAACGGCGTATTGGATGCGGGTCAAACAGTGTTGTCAAATATTGACCGCATTATGTCGGCTTGCGATTCGTGGATGACATATAACGCGGCATTGGGTCAATGGTCGGTTGTGATTAACAAAGCCGAATCCGCATCGTATGCGTTTACTGATAACAACATTGTTGGCGATATCCGATTAAGCGCGACAGATATTACATCATCAATTAACCAAGTTGAAGCACGTTTCCCGTTTAAAGAAAACCGCGACCAAGCATCATTTGTTAATTTGCAAACGCCAAGCGGATTACTGTATCCAAACGAACCGGTAAACAAATATTCCATTACATACGATTTGGTAAACGATTCCGTTCAAGCGCAATACCTTGCCAACCGATTGCTTGAACAAGCGCGTGAGGATTTAATCGTTTCATTTAATACTACGTATTACGGCATTCAAGTTGATGCTGGAAACGTGGTTAGCGTTACCAATGCTGATTACGGATGGTCAAGCAAATTGTTCCGAGTAATGAAAGTAAACGAAGCATCATTGCCTGATGGTTCATTGGGTGCGCGTTTGGAATTAACCGAGTACAACGCCCAAATTTATGACGACCAAGACATTACGCAATTTACGCCCGTACCAAATTCTGGGTTGTCTGCGCCTAGTTATTTTTCATCGTTAGCCGCGCCTAGTGTTACGGGGTATCCAAGCGCAACCATTCCAAATTTCAGCGTTACTGTGTTTATTCCAGTTACAGGACGGGTTACTTTTGCAAATCTTTTCTTTACGACAAGCGCAACACCAACAGCGGCTGATTGGCAATTGTTAACAACGGCAACCACAAGCAACAGTCAACCCGTTACCAACAATTCTTATTACACATTTACAAATTTAACTTTAAACACTGACACATATTATTTTGCTTACCTTGTGGGTAATGATGTTAGCCAATCTGTTTTAAGTTTATCAAGCACCGCATTTGTTTGGTCACCTGTTGCGGGTGTTGGTCCAACGGGTCCAACGGGGGGAACGGGTCCAACCGGCAGTTTGGGTCCAACTGGCGACATTGGCGATACAGGACCGCGTAACGCGCAAGTTTATTTTTACTACAACAATGGGCAACCAAGCGCACCAACACCACCAACAACATCACAAGTTGCGTATAACTTTTCAACGCAAACTGCAAGTATTACAGCATCTGGTTGGAGTACAACATTTAGCCCAAGTTCAGTTTCAACTACATCGGCTGACAATAAATATTGGGCAGTTCTTGTCGTATTCCAAGAAAGTACTTATGGCGGTTCTTATAGCGAAAACATAAGCACAGTATTTACTTGGCAAAATTTGGATGGTTTGGTAACTTTTACTAACCTTGCCAATTCCGTTGGTCCGGGTGGAACAACAACCACGTTTATTGATGGTGGCGCAATTACCGCTGATTCGCTTTCAGTAAACAAAGTTGAAAACAATACAAGCGGAACATTCAATTCGTTTGTGACATTTGGTTTGGGTACGGGTACAGGTATTGGTGGTTATTCTAGTGGCGGTGCTTTTACCTCAAGCAATTTATCTTATTACGGGATATTAGCCGCAAACAATTCAACAGGATTTGCAATTGGCTCGGGAACTAGAAATACAACTAGCGCAGATATTGGCGCAATTGTTGCAGTTGGATATGGCAATTCAGGTTTTACAACTTTTAGAACTGCGGCATATTTAGGCACTGGTGTTTCAGGTGGCACTTTTATGAGTGGTGGCGCAGGGGCTATTCAGTCTGCCGTTACCGCTGATATTCGTTTGGCTTATTACACGGGTGGCACTTCATACGCGTATTACATCGTATCGGGTGCGGCATATCCATTTACAGCGGGTCACGATGGTTTGCAATTGCTTACCGAATCTATCCCTGAAATTGGGGATTTAATGGTTGATGTGTCATTGGTAGCCGCACCTAATGTTAACGATTCAATTACACAAATGACGGTAACAACATCCGCTAATCAAAAAGGTGTTATTGGCGTGTTTACTGGTGTTTGTGGCAATGAGTTTGTTCCCGCTTCTTTGGGTTATTACATTGAAGGCGTACAAGGTTCAATGAACAATTTTGTTATAAAACCCGAATACGCCAATATCTATGACACGTATCGACCAATTGGCGTTAATGCTATTGGTGAGGGAAAAATCAATGTTTGTGGTCAAGGTGGCGACATTGCCGTTGGTGATTTTATTGTTGCAAGC